ATGTCTTGTGGTCAGATTGCACTTAATAGACTAGGAATCGGTATAAATAACTATTATGCTGCCGAGATAGATAAAGCTGCAATTGAGGTGACTCAAAAGAATTATCCTGACACTATACAGATGGGTGATGTCACTAAGTGGCAAGATTGGGATATAGATTGGTCCAGTATAGATTTAGTCAGTGGTGGATTTCCTTGCCAGGCTTGGTCTATTGCCGGTAGACAACAAGGTGACAGAGATCCTAGAGGTATGTTATTTTGGACTATGTTGGATATAATCAAGAAAGTCAGAGAATCTAATCCAGATGCCTATTTCCTTATGGAAAATGTTAAGATGAAAAAAGAATTTGAAGAATATATTACTCATCATACTGAGGCAGCATTAGGTACTGTATATAAACACTTGATCAATAGTAATACCGTTTCGGCACAGAATAGAGAAAGATATTACTGGACAAATATTCCTAATATTGTTCAACCAGAGAATAAAGGTTTAGTAATATCTGATGTACTAGTTGAAGATTACACACAAGATGTAGTAGTTAAAGACATACCTAATTATCATTTAATGAGAAAGACACCTAATTACTGGCAATTTGATAGTTCAGGTAGAGGTTTTTCATCACAACAAGATAGAGTCAGGAGATTCGATGTTCCGAGTAACACTTTGTCAGCCGGACATTCATCTATCCCACAGATTTGGGTTGACTTTGATACAAAGTTCCGTAGACTTACACCTACAGAGTGTGAAAGATTACAGACAGTACCAGATGGTTATACTCAAGGTGTGGCAAAAGGTCAAAGATATAAGATGTTGGGTAATGGTTGGACCGTTGATGTAATTGCACATATATATAAATTTTTGGAGTGGAACTGATGAATATATTTTACCTAGATAAAAACCCTAGAAAGGCAGCCGAGATGATGTGTGATAAACATATCGTTAAGATGATTCTAGAGACAGGACAGATTCTATCCACTGTACATAGAGAGTACGGTAATGATGATGAGAGATTATATAAGGCAACACATAAACATCACCCATCGACTAAATGGGCAGGTAAGAACTGGTTGACTTATGACTGGACATATCAACATTTCGTTGCATTAAATGATGAATACTGGTTTCGATACGGTAAAGACCATTTAACATTCAAGAAACTAAATGATCTAGTCTGGAGATGTCCTAAAGGTATGAAGATGGGTGTATTTGAAGAGCCACCACAGGCAATGCCAGATGACTGTAAGATAGACGGAGACTCTGTGGCTGCCTACAGATTATATTATGCAACACATAAGAAAGGTTTTGCAAAATGGACTAGACGAAACAAACCAGAATGGATGATGTCTAATCAAGAGTTAAGTGACTGTAATTTTTATATTTAATAAGGAGAAATAAAATGGAAATTAAAATGGAAGACAATTGGTTGAAACAATTAAGAACTGATCTACAGAGAGTCAATAAATTAATCAAGAAGACTAGATTCGATGTGGACCAAGGGATAAAAACTCTGAAAACTCTAGAACAAGAAAGAAAACGATTAGTCAATGAATCTTTAAAAATAGATGAATTTGATGAATTGGATGTGTTATAATTCTTAAGTTATAACTTAATAGTAATATCTTAATAGTTATAACTTAATAGTAATATCTTAATAGTTATAACTTAATAGTAAAACTTTAGTGGGGAATTTATTTGGGTTGTCTTCATTAAAGTATTATGTCTTAACCCAATAGGAGAAAACAATATGGTAACTAAAGGTGTTGCAAAGTATGTCTATTTAGATTCAACTGAAAAGTTTAAAGGTAAGGATACTGAAAAGTATAGTCTTACTATTGCAGTAGACTCTAAAGAGGCAAAGAAGTTGGAAGCTGCAGGTGTCAAAGTTAAGACACTTAAAGACGAAGATGGAAAGGAGTACTTGGCTCGTAAGTTCTCTACTCAATGGCAGTTAAAGGACGATATGATTCGTCTTGCAACTGGTGAGATCATTGGTAGTGACTTTGGTGCAGAGAGTTTAGTAGAAGTACTATGGAAAGGTGGGGATGAAAACCCAAATTTTGGTACTCCAACTTATCTAACTGCAATCAAAGTTCTTGAGAGGACTCCAGGTTACAAGTCTAGAAAAACTGAAGACGGTGGTATGAGTGTTGAGGAGTTCTGGGAAGAGGCTGTGTAACTACTATGGGAGATAACATTCAAAGAGTTGTCTCTCGTCAACCTTGCCCTTCTTGTCGTGAGAAGGGTGAGGATACAAAGGGGGATAATCTAATAATTTATGAAGATGGACACGGATATTGTTTTCCTTGTAGTAAATACTACCCGTCTCCGGATCAACAACCTAGGGAATCAACTAATATGAGTACTAATCAATTAGTAGAGCCTAGAGGTACAATTTCAGAAATCAGACAAAGGAAAATAAGTAAAAAGATTTGCGAAAAATATGATGTAAAGGTCGCATTTAATCAAGAAGCAGAAATAATTGCACACTACTATCCTTACTATGATAAAGATACTAATGACCTCATAGGATACAAAGAAAGACAAGTTAAGAATAAAGGTTTTAGTATTACTGGAACTAACAGAGGTGCAGGTTTGTTCGGGCAGCAGATTTACTCTAGTGGTGGTAAATATCTTACTATTACTGAGGGTGAGATAGATGCATTATCTATATCTGAAATGTTTGATGGTAAGTATGCAGTAGTCTCAGTTAAGAACGGGGCTCAAAGTGCCTATAGAGACATCAAAGAAAATTTAGATTTTGTTGAATCTTTTGAAAATGTAGTAGTCTGTTTTGATCAAGACGATGCAGGTAAAAAGGCAGTAAAAGAAATACAGGACCTGTTTACTCCAGGTAAACTAAAAATCTGTAAGCTGCCACTAAAAGATGCCAACGAGATGTTAATGGCAAATAGAATCAAAGATTTCACTCAATGTTGGTGGGAGTCAAAAGAGTATACTCCAGAGGGAATCATTAGAGGTAGTGACACTTGGGACTTCTTAAAGAAGAAGAAGAATGTGGTATCTATTCCTTACCCTTGGAAGAATCTAAATAAGTTAACTTATGGATTCAGACAAAAAGAATTAGTCACTATCACATCAGGTAGTGGTATGGGTAAGACTAGTGTGGTTAAAGAGTTAGAATCTTATATCTTAAACACTACGGAAGATTCTCTGGCTATCATACATCTAGAAGAAGAGATAGGTAGATCAGTACAAGGCATTATGTCTGTAGAAGTTAACTTACCTCTACATCTTCCAGATTACGAAGAGTACTATACTGAGGAAGAAGAATATACTCTCTGGAAAAAGACTGTAGGTGACAAACCAGTTTATTTCTATGATCACTTCGGAAGTATGGGAGAAGATAAGTTAATTAATGTCATAAGGAATTATGCAAAGAGTTTAGATTGTAAGTGGATTGTATTAGATCACTTATCGATGGTTGTATCTAGTCAAGAGGGATTCTCTGATGAACGTAAAGCTATCGATGCAATTATGACTAAGTTAAGAAAAATAGTCCAAGAGACTGGAGTAGGTATGTTTGTCATATCTCACTTGAAGAGACCTCAAGGTAAGGCACACGAAGAGGGTGGACAAGTATCTCTAAGTGAACTCAGAGGATCTGCTGCCATTGCACAATTAAGTGATATGGTGTTTGGTTTGGAAAGAAATCAACAGGCAGACGATGAGTCAGAGAGAAACACAACAACAATTCGTGTGATTAAAAATAGATTTGCCGGTTTAACTGGGAAAGCCTGTCAACTTATGTATAATAAAGACACGGGAAGATTGAGGGAAATAGAAAGTGAAGAAAGTTTATTTTGATATTGAGACTGATGGTTTAGATGCAACTAAAATACATTGTATCTGTGCCATAAAGGATAATGATAAAACAGTTAACAACTTTATAGGGGATAAATGTTATGAAGATTTCTACAGATGGTTGGTTCTGGAAGATGTACGAGTTCTTGTTGCTCACAACGGCATTGGCTTTGATATTCCTGTTCTCCGTCTTCTTAGTGGTCAC